ATTGAACGTTCTATTTTCCCCATTTCTCGTGATTTTGATGGCGTGAGCATCCCTGATCTCATCGAAGATAAACAACGCGCCAGCGCCGTCTTAATAAATCTCGGACTTATCAATGCGAAGGCGTCGATATATCCGATGTATTTATTTAATAAAAACCAAATCAAAAATCCAAAAGACTTAGATTTCGACTTTAATAAATTTGTCCCGGTTGATGGCGATGTCAGGACGGCCAGCGTTCCGCTGCAAAAACAAGAGATTACCAATTCGGTTAATTTTATTCTTAATCTTATTGATTTAGCGGCTCAAAAATCAGTAGCCGCGCCGGAGGTCAGTCAAGGTGTTCAATCAAGGGTTAACAGAACATTAGGAGAGATTCAGAGAGTCGAGGCGGCCAAAAACGTCAGACATTCCTTATCTCTTAAAATCTTTGGATGGTCAGAAAAGAAATTCTGGGAACGATGGTATTGGCTTTATAAGAAATATTTCAAGAATATAGATGAAAAAGTTTTAAGGTTAGAAGGTCCGCTTGGCGCAATTTCCAAAAAACTAACCAAAGATAATTTTATTCCTACTGCCGATCCGGACATATACGTAGAAAGTTCTTATATCATAGAGAATAAGAGAAATGATGAGTATCAGAAATTTATGGCGTTAGCCAATATGGCTATGCAGGATCCACAAACTAACAGAAAATTTGTGTTTAGAAAGTTGGCAAAAATTCTTGGGCGGAAGAATTCAGAACTGACATTAATGTTTCCGCCGACAATTGACGAACTTCTGTCGGAAGATGAGAATTTAGTTATCAATCAAAATAAACTTCCAAAGGTCAATAGTTACGATGATGATATTATTCATGTCGAAATTCATAACAAAGCGACTGACAATAGGGCGAAATTTGCGCATATTGAAGCGCATAAAAAAATGATGATATTTAAGAAAATCAATCAAGCTATGTTTGCTAATCAGCAACAGCAAGGGATTTCAAACTTTAAACCAGTCCAGGGACAACAACAACAACAACAACCACAACAGGAATCAGGCGTTGTTGCTGAGGCCGGGCATGGTAATAATCAAGAAGAATTATGACATTCAAAAAAGAAGATATCATAAACGCGTTAATGGTTTTAGAAAAATCAGACGGATGGAAAATAATATGTAAGGCTATTGATGAAAACATTAAACAAACTCAGTCTAAACTTAATGGGGAATTAGGAGAAATCACCGGGTTAGAAGAGTTACATAATCTACAGAATATGCTAATAGACAGAAAAGGACTCAAAAATTTACCGACTACGATAATTGAGAGTCTTAAAGACGCAGATTCCGTTCCGGTTGAGTTAGATCCCTATGAATAATTTCTACTTTTGTAGATATTCTGGCGATTAGTCATCGCCAAGTAATCCGCAGTAAAAAGTATTCGCCATTACTTAATAAATACTGCGTGTAGAGGTAAAAAATATGGCAGAACAAAAATCCGACAATTATGTCGAGTTAGATGGGGTGAAGTATCAAGAGGATCCTGAGAATAAAGGTGAATTATTGCTGGGGGATGACAATAAACCTGTTCTTTATCAGGAATCTTCTAACACTCAAGAAAAAAAGACAACAGAGACAGGAGAGAACGAAGAGATAGACATTAATTCGTTAGTGCGTAAAAGTGTCATTAAAGACAGAATCATCCAACGCAAAAACGAATTGATTAATAAACTTCGTTCAAAGGTCAAAAAAGAAACACAAGATGACGAGGAAGAGGAAATTGTTCCTGAAGAGAAGGAATTTATTAACAACTCGCTGGAAGAAAAATTAGGAGAAAAACTTTCGCCGCTAACAGAAATGATTAAAAGTCAATCTGACGAAGCGGAGTTAAGAGACGTTTTATCTCACTATCCAGACGCTAAGTCACTCGAAAAAAATATCAGAAAATTCATGGAACATCCTCAGTTTCAAGGTGTTTCTGTCGAAACGATTTACTTTACAATTAAGGGGAGACAGGCAGCAATATCTGAGGCTAAAAATAAAGCCGATGAAGAAGCAGAAAATGAATCTATTAATTCAGGGCATCCGTTTGCGCCGGCTCTTAAAAAATCCGGAAAGATACCAGACGTTTCAAAAATGAGTGATAAAGAAATTGAAACATTGGCTCATAACGTCAAAACCGGACAATTTTCCTCTTAATTCTTAATTCATTAATTTAATTTATATGGCGAATACTACTACATCAGAAGTTACTCATGCGATTAATAATTTCTATGATCGCAGACTTCTTATGAAAGCTGTGCCTTTATTTGTTCACACCAGATGGGCGCAGGTCCGTGATATACCGAAAAATAACACTAATATAATTAAATTCCGCAGATATACTTTGTTATCTGCTGCAACTACTGCCTTATCTGAAGGCGTTACACCTTCGGGTAGTCAGCTGTCAATTACTGATGTTACGGCAACAATTGCCTACTACGGTGATTACGTTACTCTTACTGATGTATTATTGACTGAAACCTTAGATCCGGTATTAACAGAAACGGCAGAATTGCTCGGCATTCAGGCCGGTGACACACTCGACCAGATTACCAGGAATGTTTTAGCCGCAGGTACGACCGTCCAATATGCGAGTACAGCGACTTCTACCGCAACAGTAGCGGCCGGCATGAAGATAAGCTTAGCCGAAGTACAAGAGGCTGTTAAAACCTTAAAAGGCAATAAGGCTCGTAAAATTACTTCAATAGTTGATGCCAGCACTGGTTTCAATACCAGTCCTATTCCGGCTTGTTATATCGGTATTGTTCATCCAAACACTACGGCTGTTCTTAAGAATTTAGCAGGTTGGATTCCTGTCGAACAATATGGCCAGAAAAAAGCCATGGAAGGAGAGGTTGGCACTTTAGATGAAGTTAGGTTTGTTGAAACGACTAACGCTAAAGTTAAAGAAGATTCCGGCGCCGGAAGTATTGACGTGTATTGCACTTTGATTCTTGCAGATCAGGCGTATGGTGTCAGTAGAATTTCAGGAGCGGCTCTTAAGAATATAGTTAAGCCTCTTGGTTCTGCTGGTTCTGCCGATCCTTTGGACCAAAGACAAACTTCAGGCTGGAAGGCTTCATTTGTGGCTAAGATTCTGAACGAAGACTTTATGCTAAGGCTTGAACACGCCGTATAGTAGTTGCCTTTAATCAATTAATTTTAGGCATATGTTAGAAAAAGAAAGAATTACATCACTTCGAAAAATGGCTAAAGAAGCCAATATTGAAGGATATAAAGACATGACGAGGGAGGAATTAATTGCTAACCTTGATAATCCAAAAGTTGAGGAAAAGGAAGAAGAAGTTGAGGAAAAAAAGGAAGAAGTTGTAGTTAGGGTAGTTAATGATGAAGTTGAGGAAAAAGAAGAAGAAGTTGTGGTTAAAGTGGTTAATGATATTGGAGTAAAAGAGGAACACGTTCCTATTGGCAGTAAAGCTGAGGCAATGAAAAAAGAATTATCATTACAGCCGAAGGTTAGAATTTTGATTCCTCGAGGGCAAAATGAAAAAATGGGGACTACCCAGTCGGTTATTCTTAATGGATATCGCCTTAATATCATGAAGGGAGTATACGTGAATGTTCCGAAACAAATTGCTGATATAATCATGGAAGAGAATAATCAGACTATTGCCGCCATTGAGGCAGAAGGTATGAGAAGAACCGATGGTGGGCCGATTAAGTTGGATGACAATCCCTCGTCTTTATCTTAATTAATTTAATTTATTATTTATATGGCAATCACATCAACACAGAGTTCGCATCATGTTAGAAATGTTGCTGTCGGCCGGTATCTTGATACCGGGACTGTAGCGGCATTTACTATTACATGCGGATTCGAACCTCGCTATGTGCGAGTGCAAAATGTGACTTCAAGAGATTCGATGGAATGGTTTGAGGGAATGGACGATGATTCCGGACTGAAAACAGTTGCTGCTGGCACCAGAACTCTTTCCACTTCATTGGGAATTACTGTTAGCGCTTCTGGATTTACTATGGGCCTTGACACGGACGTAGTAGTCACAAGCGAACAGATTTCTTGGATCGCAATTGGATAAAATCGTTTAATAATTTATAATCTCTCAGGTTCACGATTTACCTGCTAAGGAGATTAGAGGTTGTTTATATGAGTTCATTCAAGAACGGCATTGCCGTAGAAACTAAAAAGGTCTTAGAGACTCCGGAGATGTTGAATCGCAACAGAACCGGCCGGACTTTTTGGGCTATTTCATCGAGCGATGCCAATTATTCGCGTTTTCGCGCGGAACATCCTGCCTATGAAGATATGGTCGATGCTGTTTATACGACCATTCAAGCGGCATTAGACGCTGCTTCAGACAATGATTTAGTCTTTGTTGTTCCTAAAGACATGGCTGCTGGAGCTACTGATCCCGAATCTTGGGCTGAAAATTTGACAATTGATGCTGGCCAGTCAGGGTTGGTCTTATGTGGTTTGAGCAACAATAGGACTCAGGGAGGATTACCGCAGATTAAGAAAGGATCAGGGTCTACGGCCTTATTAACCGTTAGAGCTCCGGGTTGTGAAATCCGCAATCTTGGGTTTAATGGTAGTGGATCTACTGGTGGAGGTATTTTACTTGATGATGACGCATCTACTAAATCAGCGTTCGGAACCATAATTGAAGATTGTCACTTCAAGAATTGCAAAGGATCAACAGCCACTGATGCTTCAACTGGCGGAGCGATTCAATGGGCGGCAACTGGTGGGGCATGGCAGGTTCTTGTTAAAGGTTGCAGATTTTACAAGAACGTCGGAGATGTGGTTTTACTGGGGACATCGTCATCTGTGCCACAGGATGTGGTTATAGAAGACTGTGTTTTTAGTGGCCTTGCTGCTCAGGTTGATTGTAATCTATATCTTGCCGGCGGATCTGGAATGGCAGAAGTTGTGGTTAGGAGATGTGTGTTTCCGGCCGTTGATATTCCTCAACTTAGTTCAGGAGCCAATCTGAGATATATCGACATGACTGGCTGTACTGGTTCTCTTACAGAATGTCAATTTGCTTGTACTGGTAAGACATTTGGCGCGGCAGGAGACGCGGCATTAATTCCCACTACTGTCAGAATGGGAAGATGTTATCAGGAGAATGCTATTATTACCAGAACCTAATTCTGTTATTATACCCTGTCCCGAATACTAAAAATTCGGGACAGAAACAATAACATAATTCATTAATCTTAATTTTATGTCATCTACATTTCAAAGAAGAGACCTAAAAGACGAACTTATGCCAAGGGATTGCGTGGTTTATGATGTTCAAATGCGGGGATACGACACTTCGTTTTGGAAATCATTAACCGGTAGTCCTTCGGTGTCGAGCAATAAGATCCGCTTAAATACAATGACAATCGGTTCTTATTATCAGTTTTTATTTGGTACATTTGATTTTGCTTTCAATGTGCCGACCACTCCTTCAACTGGAGAAGCGAAGAAATGGGGATTACTTAATCCCTCTAATGCTACCGGTGGTTCTGTTTATTTTGAGATTGCCGGTGCTACTTTCAAGGCTGTTTCATATGATGATGATGGAACGGTGCAATCTACTACTTTAACGTGGAGTAGTTATGAGGGAGCGGAAACCATTTTCAGAATCGAATGGGAACGTGATTATATTAATTTCATCATTGACGGAACGGTTGTCGCTACGCACAAAACAAGAGTCGGAAAGACTTCTCTCGGCCTTTATGTACATAATGGCGATGCGGACAATTGCGATCTTGGCTTCGTTAAGGTAAAAGATACTGCTAAATTAATTGGTTAACATAAATCAATATGGTTAAAAAAATACTCATTGTTTTGTTGACATTTTTTCTCGTATGTCAGCCGGTATATGCCGGGTTAGTTGGTCCGGGTTCGGCCGGAGGTCCGGCAACTCCTGACGCTTTATGTAAAGTCGATTCTGATACATGGGCGTTTTGTAACTCTACTGACACTCTTGGGGACAGCACAAACAAGATTTACAACGGATATTTCTCTGATATGACGATTGATACACTGGTGATTGGAGATATCGTAAGCGGTGGTCTTAAGGTTAGCGCGGATGATGACGAAGCGTTTATCGTCACTAATGCCGCTGACACTCAAGACTATTTTATTATCGATACCAATCACGGAGACGCGGAATTTTACGGTGAAAAAGTGACTTTTGACGGTAATGTCGGAATAGGGGCGACGAGTCCTGCGCAAAAATTAACCGTATTAGGGAATATTGCGGTAACAGGTGCTACAGCTGCAATAGTAGAGGATTTAACATATCCAGTTTTGTATCGAGCAGACACGGGCGATGGCAGTTTTCCGTTCAATATTGCGGGCGGTTTAGTTTTGCAATCAAGAGATGCTTCAACCGCTGGAATAGCATTTGCAACTGGTGCAGGACCAACGGTAAAAATGTCAATTTTAGGAGACGGCAGCGTCGGCATCGGGACGACGG